GCTATGTCTTCAATTGCCTTCTTGAATGGTATGGCAAGAGAAATGCCAACGAAAATCTGGCTTAGGCCCCGTTGCTGTAGTGTACGACCAAACTGCTCAAGCTTAACAATAGCCGCGCGGGCACCTGTGTCGATACCAGTATGGTCGACGTAAACTGATACCGCAAGTGCGCCTAACGACATTGGTATCATTTTTTCCTCGCTGGCCTGGGGTCTTTCTTCTGCATCTTAGATACCGCAGCAAGGTTTTGGATCCAAGCAAGTGCCCACTTCTTAGCAGCCTCACTGTCCTTGGGTGCGGGCTTTGGTTTTGCAAACTTGATAAGGTAGTCCTTAAGCTGTCGCCGCCTACTCTTCTTCAGCCCCATTGATTGATCAATGGCCATGGCAACCTGTGCTAAGTACCACTCTATCTTTTCATGCCTATCCGTCTCCGTGTTAAAGTAGGCATTCCAAAGCCGCAATTCACTGAGGGGGAGGGTCTGGCGTAGCTCGCAAATTGGCCTGCACAGCGTCTTCGCGAGCTTACACCAAAACAAACCATCCCCATCAGTTAGTTTTTTTCAGCAGCCTCGTTCAGTTTGTCGTCAGGCATCTCGAGCCCGTTGATGTCAGAGGCACACTTCACGAGCTGCTCGATGATCTTGCCGCGCCACGCACCAACTTCTTTTGCCGTAACTGGGGTGAACGTGCCCTTAGCATCGTCGCGCCTGAACATGCAGCCGCATAGCAGTTCTTTTTGTGCGCCATCCATGTCGATCACCGTGATTTCTTTACGCATGATTTCACGGCCATTGGCGTCCTTTTCACCAGTGCCAATAAGCTTGACCTGCATGGTCTTGGTCAGGGCCTTGAGATAGGCAGCGCGGCTGTCTGCCGTCAGTTCCCGAATCTCATAGTACACCCCGTCAATCGTAACAGGCTGCACTTCCGGTGTGTTCGAAAATTCCATGGGCTCCATTTCGGTCTCCTTGTGTCCCTAAAAAGAACCAACAAAAATCAAACTTACGACGCCTAAGTGTGCGCCGGGCCGGTTTCCGTGCCCTCACTGTCGTTCGTAACCACGATCACACACTCAGCAGTTGCCTGTTCACCCTCAACGTACTCGTTTGGGGTGAAGCTCTTGAGGTAGCCATACACAGCTAACGAAGAGGCATCTGGGAAGGTAAACGTGATCAGCGTGTTGTCGTTGATGGCCGCAACAATTGATGTCCACGCGCCCGGGTCGTACACAACCGTCATGGATGCATCCGTAATCTCCTTGAGGGATCTCGGATGCTTTGTCCGATATGCGATGTTCGAATGGGTAGTGGTGTCGATAGCATCCCCACCCTCCAGCCCAGGAGGCGTAACGCTCGTGGGGTCCAGCAAAAGCATGATACCAGAGTAGTCTCTGCCACTCAGGCCAGTCCCGAAGGTAATCTGTATGCCAAACCCGTCTTTGAGTGTCCCGGCTTGCATTGGCCACCTCGCTTTAAGTGATGCTCTGGATCACCAGGGTATACTCCAGGTTAAACTTCCAGTTATTGTTCTCATCTCGGCCAAGCGGGAAAATACCTCTTGCCCGCCTTGCCGTTGCGATCTTTATAGTCTCGCTGTGTTCTCCAAACACGCCAGACCATTCCCAAAAGCTCAGGGAGTCCATTGCCTCTTGAACTTCCTTTGCCTTATATAACCCATCTTCGTGGCGCCTGCTACGGATTTCGATCAGCACCACAGGATCTTCAAGCACACCACTGTCAACTGTTCGTCCACGCTTAACCGCAGCTTCATCAAAGATTGTAATCAGATCATCCGGTTTCTCCGGGCTTGCCGCTGTAGCAATGGGCCACTCGGCATTTTCAGAATACTCAGCACCCACCCCTTGCTCCACAAGGTAGGCACGAATAATTCTCGCAACTGGTGTCCAGATTACACTCACCTTGGCCTCATCCACCTTTTTATGATAGCCAAAATCTTGTCGAGGTTATCTGTTACAGCCCTCTCCAAGTACTTTCGGCCACGGGGCCAGGCACTCCTAAACTTTACGGTTGGCGACGCTTCGTGCACAAACAAAGCATAAGAAGCCGTCACGAAGATAGTGCCAACAGTCTTCCGGCCAGTCCCACGAACAGTCGAACGATGGCTAGCCCGCAAAAAACCCGTTCTTATTGGGGTGCGTTCCATTGATTCCCTTTGGATCAATGTAACCACCTGCGTCATTGCCGGGCGAACATTTGCTTTCATTTTTTTGGCTAGCCTTCGCATGTTCGCCTCTACGACGTCTAGCCCCCGTATGCGGCCACTGTACCTCTTGCTCATCAGGGCTTGTGCTTGGCTTCTTGCACCAGCCGCCCCAGGTATCTGCCGGGCTAACGGGGCACCCGGCCTAGGCCCTCGTTCATTGGGCCTTATTGGCCTGCCATACGTCCGTTCAAACAGATCCTCTGCCTCATCGCCACTAAATAGTGTGTCCGGCATTAGATCGTCACCACCCGCAAGAACTTAGTCGCCCGAAAGTTCGGTATTTTCTGAAACCCCTTAATCCGCACAGCACCTTCTACTTTGTCTGCCGGGACTCCCTCAACTGCCGAGAGGCTCTTATCAAAGCACAGGTAGCCATCAACCTCCACATCACGATCTACATACACTGTGGAGTCCTTTACCAGCTCATGGCTCATTGTGTCCTTTGCTTCGCCTACAACTTCCTCCCACCGGCACTTTATCTCCACCGGATCAGGGTAATCGAACCCACCATCCCCATTCTCTACTGGGGGTCCCCAGTAAAGGGCATCCTGCTTCAGCATTCGCGTTTCTATGCCCATGCTTCTTCAGTTACCCCCCAGTTCTCTGTCCCTAGCCACGAAACCTGTCCAAACGTTTGTGTCCTGCCCTCGGTAATCCGTTTGTTCAGTGCAGCAAGATTTCCCGCTGTGTCCAAAAGCATTGCCTGCTGACCGTACACAGTCACAGCCAAGTTCAAATCGACCCTATACTGGAACCGCTGCCGGACAGAACCAGCCGCCTCCTCCGCAGGACGCATATCACGGACAGCGTAAAAGTGGGCTGCCAGCCACCGCTCGATCAGCTCCAGCTTTTCATCCGTGTAGCTAGAACTAGTGCAAACATCAGTCACCAATTGATTAGCAGCCTCAATAAATGGAGTAAGGCTGATGGACGCTTCCGTCTCTATGATACCTTGCACGGATGCTTCACTAGTTCTTGCCATTTTTCCTCTTCCGTGCCCACCAAAAATGGATGATGCCACCAGCAATGGCCAGCCCTATAAAGAACAAGGCTAGCCCAAACGAGTAGCTTGTGGACTCTGGTATGGATGGTGTGGTTACAGCCATAGCCCCAGGTTGAACTGGGATCTGCACTGCCCCTGGCTCCATGTGAACTACCACATCGAGCTCAAATGCTGGTTGAGTGGTGCTGCCAACCTGAAGTGCGGATGGCGCACACCAAACTAGCCACAAACAGGGGAGATAACGCCACACAAAGCTGCCTCCAGATCCACCTTCGGGAACACTTGTAAACGGCTTTCCTTCCCACAATTGTAAACGCAACAGCCGGGAAAAACCACTGGCAGGTCTTTAGCAATTGCAGCGAAACCCTTTTGGTAGTTCTTGTAGGTCGCATCAGTTGGCTTGCTTATATTCGCATCATGCCAGTTAGTCTTCCCGTCCAGAACTTGCATGTCGAAGCCAAGCAAAAACACACGCCTAGCCCCAAGCAATAAGGCCAAGTTAATAGCAGAGCACCCTGTATTGCAGCCCCATCCTAGGGCATCCTTATGAAGCCCTTTTGGCTTCCTTGGCAATGTTCTTAGCCAAGGCACACCTTTGCCATCATGCAAAGATGGCTGGTTTGTGTAAACAGGGTTTGGAAACTCCTGCAAAGCCTTTCTATGAACGTTAAACCAACGTAAGTCCCCAAAGATGCACGCTGCACAAACATCAGGGCCAAGCCGAAATGCATCATTGCAGCCAATTGTCTTTCGGCCAATCAGCTTTGTCCAATCAAAGGAACGCAAAGAGGGGCCTCCGCCTATGATAAAGACGTCAGCCCCTTCCCAAAGTTGTTCTGGCTTCCACTGCATGACTACTGTTTCGATAGCCACTCCGTCAATGCGTCCTTGGTCTCGAAGTTGTCGAGTACCACAGTGGGGCGATCTGCATCGTAAACCACGTACAAACCGTCCCTCAAGACGATTTTGAAGTCCTTCTCAGCCGCCCCCGAGAACTGGGCTGTAACGTCCTGCCCCTTAGGCCTGCCCGGCTTGCCCTTTGGCTTGCTGGCGGGCTTGTCTGGGGCCGTCTCGGGCACGACAGCAGCCGCCTCACCCTGGGCCTGTGGCGCAAATACCGGATTAATCTCGGCGACGCGTTCAAACTTGTGGGGAAACTTCGCGGCAAGGTCTTTGTCGCTTTCCACCACGTCGCCTGCCCGGTAGGTCACAATGCTTGCGCCACGCCCCTCCACATGCGTCCCCACGTTGGGCTTTAATCTGAAAAGCACTTCTGGTCTCCTGTTCTGAAAAGAATTGTGTTAGGTTTCGGTCCTACTAGTGGCCGGGGGCGATTAAGCCGCCCGGCCACATAGAGGGTCCGATAAATCGTCAGCCAGATGAGACTTACACCTTGCCGTACACGATACCGGTGTTGCCGTTCTGATCGGCACGGAACTGCGGCACGATGATGCACATGGTCTTGAAGTTCTTCTGGAGGCCGCCGTTCGTGTCCCACTGGATATTGATAATGTCCATACCAACAACCATGCGAACCACGTCCGACGTCATCTGCACCATAGCCACGTCGTAATCGGGCATGTAGTCCAGAGTGGTCACGGCAGAAATGCCGGTGATCTGCTGGATACGCTGCCGGAGAGTGATGTCGCCCTTGTTGTCGCTGTAGTCCTGGTCCAGGTAAATGTCCCAGGCAGGCGCAAAGTACAGCACCCAGGGGCCGTAGTGGAAGGCATCCTGAGATTGCTTGCGCATCTCCAGGATTTCCTCGACCAGCGTCTTCGGGGTCCAGCCCGAATCAGTCGGCGCAGTAAGGGTCTTGCTGAGTGCGTGCGGGGTGTTGGAGAGGCCGTAGATGGTGCCGCCACCGAACGTATAGGTAGCAAGCTGACCAAGGGCCAACTTCTCAACACTCTCGGCCACCTTCCGCCCAGCCAGCTCGGCCATGGTGGTGTCCAGCGGGCTTCCACCGTTGCGGCTGGCAGCCAACTCGCGGGCACTGAAGAACCAGTCCTTGTGAATGATCGGCAAGGGCAGGTTCTCAATGTCAAAATGCGGCCGGTCGTTCTCACCACGCTTCAGGCCGTCCATCGAGATCACGGCATCGTTAATGTCCCCAACGTTCTGACTCTGAAGAACAGTCTTGCCCATACCATTAGGGATGTTGTAGGTCAGGCCACGCGCACGAACGTCAGCCACGAACTTGAGGCGGGGGGTCGCCGCCTTGATCACAGCCGTGTCGAGCTGGATCCACTCGTCCTTAAGCAGAGTGGCCGGGGTATTGGTCACCACTGCCTTGCCGTTTCGGTTCACAAAGCTGCGCCCACCCTGTCCGATGTAGGGCCGCAGCACCCCAGGATCGAAGTCGTTCGCGATAAGGATATCGGCAATGTCTCCGTATCCTTTCCCATTGAGTATGTAATCCATTTCTTTTTGCTCCTAATGTTTCGGGTTATGCGGCCACTCTGTTGTCCGCTTTAGTTCCTACAAATGTGGGGCCTTACGCTGCCCGTACACAAATATGCGTATCCACCGCGCCGGAGCCAGTGAGGTCCAACGCCTCCTCAGCGTAGGCCATCACCTTCTCCACACTGGCAGCACTGCTGGCACTGGCCAAGGCAATGAGCCGCCCTGTCCCATCCGAGATGAGCGCAGTGCCAATGGTCACGTTCTCGCCAGCCTTCAGAATCCCATGGAAGCGAGTGCCGGGGCGCTGGATGTTGTACTGCACTTTGCTGCCATTGGTATAGCTGTCAAGGTAGGTCTTGCCCTGAAGTGCATCCTCCACAGCGACCTGTACCAGCCCTCGGCCCCCTTCCGTACTGTGGGCCTTGACGTTACCGTTAGCTTCCTTCTCTAACAGGTAGCCGGGCTTGATGGTGCCGCTGCCGTTAGCCTCCTCGCGCTTGTAGTCGCCCCAATCACCGTCAACCTGAATTGCGTTCCCAACCATTGCGAAACTCCTTTTGCCAGATCGGCCTTACGCCTTCGTTATTTCATTATACACACCGGGCCAACGAAGCCCAGTATGTTATTTGTTGCTACCAAAGTTCATCACCGGGAGGGGCAACGGCTCCTCTTCCGCGCCGTTGCCAACAACCTCACCCTGCCCCGCGTAATTGGCAACGGTGCTGTTCGCAACAGGCGCATCTTCATCCGCCAGTGCAGCCATGCCCTCCAAGTCCTCCAGGCTCTTTGCCTCGAGCTGGTCCTTGGTGAACTTGTTCCGCTTGTTGGCCATGATCTTGCCAATCAGCGTTTCCTTGGCCAACTTGTGCGCACGCAGACCATGGTTCAGCACTTCGCGGATGCCCTCAGGGGCAGCAGCAATGTACTCATCCACACTCTGAGGAGCCTTAGGCTCAACCCCAGCCGCCCCCGCCTTGGTAGCGTTAGCAACTGCTTCCTTGTTGTCTGCCACGGGCTGTTCCGACTTGACAGGTACAGCTTTGTCCACCTTGTCGACGAGGTACTTCAAATGCTCCTCGTTCTGGGCCGTCAGGAACTCCTTGTCATTGTCATCCCACTGGCCACTCTTGATCAGGTGGGCAATCATCTCGTCCTTGGTCATTATTAGCTCCTCATATTGAACATTGGACACGATTTTTGCGTTAGCTGCCTCAACGTACTGATAGCGACGAATAACACGCGTCGGCAACCCAGTTGGCACGGCTACATCGCCGTCCATCTTGTAACCCTGCTGGAACATGCTTCCGTTGTCCTCAAACACAAAGGTCGACGGAAACACATCTACAACCCACCGGCCACACATCTCTTTGCCACCAAGATTGCGGATGGCGGCGTTCAGAGACTCGCGGATGGTATTGAAGGAGTATTTTTCTTTCCTTGCGTTGGCAGCCATTTTCTTGGCCTTGCGAAGCATTTGCTTCGCCCTTGCCAGCATAGCCGCACGCTGGTTGTCAGTCACACCCTCCATTTCCATAGATGGGATTTGGTCAATGGCTTTCTGGATGAGTGCAACGTCAAACTCTCCGTTAGCATCCTTTACCTGGAAAAGCCGTCGTCCCTTAATAGTTAGGAAGTGTGTATCAGGCAACTCGTTTGCCCGAAGGAATCCTGCTCCGTCTTCCACGGAGCACGCCCCCACCTTATCCGGCAGCACCGCCAGATGGTCAGGCCGGTAGTTCCTTGCAATCATTTTGTAATAGCGGCCATCGAACTCACCTTCCTGAAGTTCGGCGTCAAAGAACAAACCAGTGCTCAGCTCCAGCGTTTGGTTGTTTTTGATAGCCTCGGCCACCCGCTCGTCAACTTCCTCAACCCGCGCTTGTTCCAGCCACGCCTCTGCCTTAAGCTTGCCTTTCTTCCCGTCCTCTTTTTCCCAGGACGAGTTCATAATCAGGCCAATGCCCTGCACAGTAAGGATATCAGGGTCACACGCAGAAAGCGGCTGGCCGTTCAATTCTGGGTGGTAAACAACAACCGGCTTGTGGTTCCAAGAAGCTGGGAACTTCTCAAGTTCTTCGGCGGGATAAAGTACGGGGCCAGCAGATCCGTTGAGAACACCCTCAACAATCATAACCATTGGTACGACCACATACTCTCTGCCATTCATCCGGTCGTACCGCACTGCCCCCGATTTGTTGCACTGAATCTGACAAAAGCTTGATTTCATGGTCCCAGCCTTTTTCAGGTCTCCGGCTAACATGCAGCCTATGTCTACATATTATAGGAGCAAAAAAAGATAGGCGACTGATGATGCAACAAAAATTTGCAGAAAGTTGCTTGCAGTGGTTTTATTGTAAAATGAATGCAATAACTGGCACAATGCTAAAAAGGAACAGTTTTGATCTGCTTGCCACCACGCCTACGATTCGCATCCGCCACATTCTCCGACTGCGACATTGCAATCAAATGATCTGGGTTTATGCACCTTCTGTTTAGGCACCTATGATCAACAGTTTCATTGTCCTCCAAATCCCTAACAAATGCTACAAAAGCAACCCTGTGGGCTGCCCGACCACTCACCTTTTTGCTCAAGCAAATCCTACCATACCCGTCTTTGTCTATAGGCCCACACCACTCCCAGCACCTCCAGCCACCCCGAACTACTACCTTACTGTTATCAACTAATCGGCGAATAACTTTTGCCTTTATTGGCCCTGCTAGGGCCTTTGGTGCTCTAAACCTAAATCGCGGTCTTTCCATTTTTGGCCTCCTTAATGCGTTGTTTGCTTAACTAACACATTGTATTGTACGACCGCTCATACCACAGCAAGAGCACCTATTCCCTGCACAACTCAATTGCTCGTAACAATTTGTTTACTACATGATTGATAGACATAACGATGGCCACCATCCCTTGTCCCACCCAGCCTTAAACTTCTTCAACTTAGCGCTCATAGCTTTTCCAGACAAGTATGCCATGGTCAAGCCACACATGGGGGGAAACCTCAACAGGATTCATGATCGTCCCCTGTCAATCTCAAGAATACGGGCCATTCGGCTTATATCCATAGGCCCACTAGGGTTACGGTTGCTGCGGCTTGCTTGAAGATGCTCTATAATTGGAGTGCGCTGGCCATAAGCGTTTCTGGAAAGGTCAAATATCCAAGCCATTTCCGGTGGAAGTTCTGCGATCTTTAAGTTTTTCCGCATGGCACGAACTGCCAACGCAAATGTCTTTCTGTCTGGCAGATCTGGTGTCTTCTTGTTCTGCTTCGCCCAAATGGCTAACAAGTTGTCCGTGCCATCAGTTGGCCACAGAACCAACGTACCAGGAAGCATTTCGTCCTGTCTTCCTGCCCGCTTAAAGGTGTGTACTGCGATATCACAATCGCAATCTGGCACACCAGCCCACGGGTCACTGTGCACATAAGCATCGGCATCAACACTTAGCAATACCTGGTCCGGAAACATCTTACGACAGTGTTGTAAAAACCTAGCCCTCATGTGCACGCCTTCAAGCCAATTCTTTGGCGTTGGGGCCTCTTGCACATAATACCGAACGTCAAGCAACTGCTGCAAAGACCAAATCAATCGTGCGGCTTCAGCCTCATATGGCCCCTTCGTGTAGTAGCACACGACTACCCCGTCTTCACTGGTCATGCCGCTGCCTTCCTCACCGCAACAGGTGCCCAAGCACACCGACACAACGGGTGCATTGGGATCATTCCCCTTGCCTCGTCTACTGTATAAACTGCCCCAGACTTCGCTGAACACAATGGACACACCCTATCGTCACCAGCCGTAAGCCACTCGGCCAGCACCTCAACTTGCTCAATGCTCATTTCTTTGTAAGCATCAAGTTGAGCCTCTGCATGTGCCCGTATAGTCTCGGTCCGTGCAATCAATACTGCCCGCTGCCTAGTTAGAACATCAATCTCTCTGGTCATGGCACGGGCAATTTCAATCGGGTTCTGGCCCTGGGCAAAACCTTGTGATAGTATGCGAGAAAGTTGCTGTGCCATTGCGTCGTTCACACCACGCAGCTCATTAAATGCACGGGTGAACAAAGCCTGCACAGCAATAACGGTCTCAGGGGCACCAAACACCACCCCAATGGACGGCATTACGGGCTCTTCTTTCGTCCGCCTGCTTCGTATCACTTGCTGGTAGCCACGAAGCTTGCCCTTCTTGTATGCCGACTCAATATACTTAGCCAGCCAAGGATCCCCCTTGTAATCTGTAGAGAGTATCTTGGCGTCCGTCATTTCCTTGAGCCAAGCACGAAAAGCCTCGATTTTGCCTGGGTCATTTTTGAACTCAAAAGCCCTTGGGGGAAGGTCTTGATGCACTACGATATGCTTGGCTGGCATTAGCCCAAACACATCACGAACAACTACGACCTCCTTGATGGAAGCCTGCACTGCACGAAACCGACGAACAATGTCCGCCGCAAAGGCCCGACGGATAGTAGTTGTCCGACTTGGGTCTATTTGCGTTGTTCTGGGCATTATTCACTCTTTACAAGCTTCACAGTCTTGGCCGGGCGTCCAGCAGCCTCCCCAGCATCCGCAGTAAACTCATCGTTTACCTTAACAGCCTCGATGATAATGTTGGCCTTTTCAGCCGATACCCCAAGGATATCCATAAGGAAGTGCTTCAGCGGGTAGATCATCTCAACATCGCCCTGCACATAATCCCTCATGGCAGAGGTCTTAGCCTTTGCCACTTCTGCCTTCTCCTGGTCGGATGGAGTAAGCATGTCCGGCCAATCAATGTGCAGCGCACCCTCCGGGGGTGGCAGCACACCAAACATCACCAGCCTATCAATAATCTCCCGTACAACATACGGGGTCAGGTATTTGTTCTGCCGCTCTGCTACACGCTTGGCCCACGTCTTACTATCCTGCCCGCTGGCTAGCTTTGCCTCCTCCGTGCCCATAAACACCCGGTAAGGCACATCAAGAGCAAGTGCAATAAGCTTCAGGTTTATCTCGATGTGATGAGAGGGATCGTAGACCTGTGGGGCAAGGCTCTTTACATCCACACCAACAGTTGACATCCACCGCTGCAACCCGTTGGCGTATTCCTCCATTTCCCTTTTCAGTGTTTCCTTGTCAATCTCAACAGCACCAAACTCAAGGAACCTTGGATCCACCTGAAAGCTGAGGCCGGGGAACGCACCCTGCCAAAACATCTCGGCAGAGCCGCCAGCAATCTTGCGGATGTCCTGCAAGCGGTTGAATACAGGCCGCATTCTGCTTTCGCCAAATACCTCACTCATGCGCTTGCCATCTGCCAGATGGATGCACCGTGTCCAGTGAATATTTGTCTCTGTGAGGTTGGTAGATCCGTCGACTGAGTTCTCAAACTTCACAGAATACAGCTTCGGCTTGCCAAACCTCGGGTTATTGGGGTTGCCTTCCACCTCCTTGATAGTAATTACCGACTCATCGAACGTTCTGGTATAGATCAGCTTGTGCTTTCTCTTCCCAGAAATGTCTACGGGCTGCTCCAATGGCTTGCCGTCATCAATGCCAAGCAAAATGATGCCGAACCGGCCAATGCCGCTGATCTTGTCTGCCCTCTCCATTACAGACCAAAGATCATAATCCAGCACCAATTTCTTCCATGCTGCCTCAAACTCAGTGTCATCAGGCTCTTCTGAAACCCAAACCTCCGGGTTTACCTGCCAACACTCACTCGGCCAAATGTTGACCACACGACGAGCAATTCCCTCCTTACGGTACATCTCGTCAAATTCAGCAGCAGTGGGTTCCCTTACGTACCCACACTCATTATCCAGATCCCGCCTAGGGTCTAAAAGCTGTGACAGCACTTTAGCCCTTGTGGACATGGTGTTTGCCATAAAGGCGGCATAGCTTGTTCGAAGGAACGCAGCCGTTTCCTCATTGGTAGCAATACGCGGGATTGGTTTTTCTCTCAACGCAAGACTCCTTATTGAAGTACTGGATCTTCTTCCAGTACCTCTCTTAGCTTCCTTAAAGCCTTTACCTGAATTTGTCGCACCCGCTCCTTGCAGAGGCCCATGCGTGCACCAATCAGTTCAAATATCACTGGATTGCTTCCGTCCAGTGGGAACCTTAAGGAAAGCACCTGCTTTTCAGCATCGTTAAGTTCCGCCAAGTTCTTTTCCATGGCGACGCACAGTCTGTCCAATACAAGCTCATCAGATCTTTTCTTGCCAACTATCGGCCTTTCGTACTCCTTCTCAAAACTGACCGGTGTAAGCTTTTTATTCTTGTTTCTCAACTGGAGGTATCTTCCGATAGAATTGTTAATCACGTTGCAAGCAAATGTGCTAAACGTACAACCAATCCATGGGTTAAACCGGCACACCGCACGGTACAAAGCAGATGCAGCTTCGCTTTCCAGCTCGTCGGTGTCCGTGCAATGCCTGGAGTAATAACGAACCCTTGAATGCACAAGCCCCATGTTCGCTTCTACCAAGTACGCAAGCACACGCCCCCACCTATTGGTCCATATCGCTTTGCCTTGCTCGGATGTTGATTTGATAGCATGGTAGGCACAGGTATGCAGCACCTTGAACCACTCGATGTAATTGCGAGGCCCGGCCCCTTTATCACGGGTGTCAAGCCACGAGACAGCCCCCAGGGCAGCCGCCTCGGCCCGGCTGGTGCGTAGGTAGTTATGCGGCACGTACCAGGGGTCTTTGTACGATCTGACTTGTTTTTTCTTCCCTGCTTTTTTCTTCACTGCCGCTTCCCTCTTTCAACAGCCGTAACATTTAGTGTACCCCACAGGGTATTATACGACGCAAGAGCGCGGTTATCATTAAAAACCACCAATCCTTATTTTACGCCCTGCTAGGTAAGCAAAAGCTCCAGAACTGGCATCGACTTGGTCCTTGTACACAGCAATTGGGCTAAATAGTCGAAGTTCGTTTAGATAGTCTTCATTCCACTCAGCCCTACGAAGCTTCACATTTCCAGCATTAACTTGTCCGGCAAACGGATCGGCCCGCACAAACTTATCACCAGTTGGCCTATCAGCCCTGGCAAAGTACCCAGCCAAGTTCTTGATACTGTTATACACAGACTCCTTGCCACTGCCGCTAGGCTCCTGCTCAATAAGGATTACCACCTTGTGGCCATCCCGCTGAGCAGTCTGCTTCATTATCCGTTCACGCTCAGCAGGCTCCCACTGCCCACGCACCACATCCAAGACCCAAAACACCCCATCAGGGGCCTTGCCCATCAACAAGCCTACCGTAAACTTGCCTGCATCACCAGTACTGGCCTTGTCCCAGTACCGCACAAGCTGCCAACCAGGAACAGTATAATCAACTACCTCGATGGAGATCCTATCTACCTTAAACAGGCCACCACCAGGAGGAACAGGGTCTTGCAAAAACTGGCTTTGGTACGTCCAAGGCCCCTCACGTTTCTGCGCCTCCAACACCTCCCGGCTGAACCGCTTACTATCAAACAACCCATCCTTGTAGAGCTTTTTCAGCCGGGCTGGCTTTACGTTATCAGTAAGCTCGGCTGGCAAGTTGATATGCTCAATCTTGGCGCCCTTTTTCTTCTGCTCCAGCCACACAGCGCTAGGGTCGTTCTCTGCAACACGCTGCATAATCATGATTGATGGCGTGTTGTCATGGCTTACCTTACGCTTGTTGATTGTGCCGGTGATCCATTCATTAGTGCTCTTGATGTCGGCAGCACTCAAAGCCTTTTGCGTGTCAATCGGATCGTCGATGATAATGATATGGGCGTGCTTGCCGGTTTGGCCGCCAATGCCCCGGCTCATGCGCCAACCGCCCCTTGTCAACTCAAAGAAGCTCTTGGCCTTTTGGTCTCCCCGCACCCGTACCTCGGGAAATGCCTTCTGGTACTTTTCGCTCTGCACCACCTTGCGGCTCTTGTCGGCCAAGTACTCAGCAAGTGAATCGTTGTAGCTGGCACAAATGAACTGAAGAGTAGGATCTCGCGTCCAGCACCACGCAGGAAACATTATCGAGACAATGGTGCTCTTGGTGGTGCCGGGTGCGATGTTTATGAGCAGGTCGTAAAGCTTCTTCTGTCGCCTAAAAACCCTCTCCGCCACAATCTCCAACTGACTACACAAGAATGGCATGTGCCAGTTT